TGATAAATGGTGTTCTCTTCTACGGCTTTCATAATACTGGGGCGCTTGAGTTTGAAATTGTGTTCCTTGATGCATTCGGCGATGGATTCGTAGACTTTACTGAGGGTCAATGTTTCAGGGTCGATTTGTTGTAACCGGGAACCGACTGTCGCTAGCGGTTGATTGAAAACAGTGGTTGTTTTTGTCTGGCTAGCGTTGAGTTTTGCGAGGATTTCCTTGTTGGTTTTCTCTAGGTTCTCAATTTTGGCTAATAATTTTGCCATAGTCACATTGTCTTGCATATTGACAAGAGTTTGTCTAGGTTCTCCTTGTGACTTATTCATATGAATATTTTTCAAGGTTTCATTTTCGGTTTCTAATTTTTCCACATATGAATTTGTGTATTCATTATAGTGTTTTATATTGACGTTTATAAGATGTGATAATGTATGATACGTCAAGTTTTTACCAATCAAGAAGAGTTCTCTTTCCGCCTCGTGTCCGGGTAAATCGGTAACTCGGTTGAATTTGATTTGCTCGTGATTGTGTAAAAAACTCTCGAACTCCTTGCTGCGATTTACATAAAAACAATCAACCAGGAGGATTTCGTCGGCGTATTTTGACTTATGTTCGTTATATCTGCCTTGGACGCCTTTTCTGCTTTCGCCGATTTTGATAACATATGAACCGTCATCGTTTGTTTTGACTTTTATGATATAGACGACTGAACCGATGGTGCCGAACTCCCTTAATAAAAATTGTTCTCGGTCTTTGGCAATTTTCTTTTGAAGTTCTTTGGTGTGGGTTTCGTTTTGTTGTTCGATTTCGGTTTTTGCGTTCTCGAGTTGTTTATTTAATTCATAAACACCTTTTATTCTAATTTCTTTGATTACTTGAAATACCCATTTTTGAAATTGTTTTGCTATTTCTTTTTTTGACCGAAATAATATTTTATACAATCCGATTTCGGTAAAATAAGTAACATTTTGTTTTCCACCAAGGGTGTCCGTAACTCGGACATCCTTTTCAGTTTCATCAAAATCAGTCATTGATGTTCTAATATTTGCAATTCCCAAAACTTCTCCAACATCTGTTGCTCTAAACAGATAATTTTCATTTTCCCTGAGTATTGTAATATTCATATTCACATCATTTTCGGTAAACGCTTTCACAATCTCCATTGTATATACCTATTATACGAAGGGTGTATTTAAGTAGTTTTACACCCTTATTATATATTTTTGCTTTTTATTATAGTAAAAGCGAATGGTTGTTTGTTATTTTTTTACTGCTCCCGCTAATTCGGGAGCGATGCATTTATAATGTTAACACAGTAACGTCCAACTATAAAGGGTGTACGTATTGCTTACATCCTTTATAAACATCTGCTTATAAAGGATGTAAGCAAGACACCTTACCATTATCGAGCCATAATATTATAACCATTTAAGATTATAATATTACATTACGTAATACACTATACTTTTTATATGTTTTTTAATGTTTGATTTAATAACATCAAACATCAAAACTGTATTATATTACATAAAACAACAGTATGAATTGTGTGAAGACCCGTTTAATTGGAGTCTCTATACCCCTAAGTTTCCCTAGGGGGATGGACTGTATCTTAACCCGATTCAGGTTGTCTAGACCTTCATTATCGAGCGATTACCGTTCAGTCTCTGTCGGCAAACCATAGGCTAACATTGTTACATACGCCTTTAGGTTTTAACCATGCGGATTACCCAATCCTTTAACATTATTACGATACCGGAGTTCTATTCTCCGCCATGAATGAGTTTCCAACATTCACTTCGTAGTCAAAGGCTCTAAGGGCTTCCCCGAACAACAAGTAATCTTGCGAATGAACCCAAAGTTCACCCACTAACAACCGGCTAATAATACAGGAGCCAAACCGAAGTTATCTACCAACATTGCCTGCTTGTTGGTAGCGTGTTGTTTTTCCGCCCTAGTTATAACGGTTAGAAATGCTGTAATAGCCATTTCGCACATCATCTTCAAGGCAACACCGGCCATGCCGGACATAATTCTTAACACATTGTAGTTGACAGCGTACACACGCACCTTGGCGGTAGCAGTGCCGGCAACAGTAGGAGAAGAGAGGACAAGCTGGAGAACAGCGTTGTCAATTCTGGAGAAGTTGCAACTCCCGCTCGGTTGGTGTTCTTCTGGGCGAAGGGCAAATGAGTACACATTGATACCAGTGTCGGGGTTGCGGGTGTGGTGTTGGAAAGGCTGGACAACGTCGAAGTAAGATCCTTCGCGTTCCGAGAAGCGGTCTTGGCCGTTGAGCTGCAACTTGGCAGTGACAACGGGGTTCTCGCCCCAGCAATGCATGTCGAGGGCAGTCTCGGCGAGGACGAATGTGCCAGCGTCAGAGACAGAGGAGGCCATGGCGCCACTGCCGTTCTGGGCACTAAAGGGTTGTTCAAGACTACCAGCAGAAGCCCAGACAGGGGCACTTAATTGGTTGGCAGCACCGAAAGCATCCTCGGCACCAGGCATTTGGAATAATCCAGAGGTGGAGATGAATCCATTGGTTCCAGACACGGAGCTATTACCACCGAAAGCGTGGATGGCGTTAGGAAGAGCATCAATACTGTCAGTGTAGTTGAAAGGCTGGGCACCGAGGGCCTTGTAAAGGATACCGGTAGAGTCAAGAGACGAGCAGTAGTCAACGTTGGAGTCAGGCTGGACAACCCAGATCAATTCTTTGCAGGGGTGGTTAAAATTGAGCTTGATCTTATTCGAAGAGGACCCGACAGACTCGTCACCAGTGAATTGAACTTGCTCGATCAAATACTCGTGAGGGTTCTGTGCCATCTTTCTGCGCTCGTCAGTGTCAAGGAAGATATAGTGAACATAGAGAGAGGCAGCGACCAAAGATTGTTGGTAGGCAACAGTGGAAGAGACTGTTCCAGTGGTGGCAGTAAGAGACTTGACCGCCCATAAGCACTCACCGATAGGGCGGAAATCAATGTTGATCTTGACTTCGTGGTATTGGAGGGCGATAAGGGGAAGGGCAAGTCCAGGGTTTCTGCAAAACCAGAATAACAAAGGAACATAGATGGTGGTCTCAGGGAGGGCCTTGCGAGGAGCACACACCTGGTTAGGAACGTTAGCAGCAGAGCAAGGTCCGTTGATGTCGGCAAAGTTAGGGTCAGTGATATAGGTGAGTTGAGTAGTGTTACCAATCATCTTCCAGTATCCCTTGGCTTGCTCCTGAGACAAGGTCAATTGGTTCCAGATGTGCATCCAGTCACCATATTGACGGTCAATTCGTTGACCACCAATCTCGACCTCAACCTGGGCAATCAATTGCTCACCAGGGTAGTCTAACCAACGGGCAAAGACACCCTCATTGCCGTTGGCACGAGATCCAGTAATCATATCTTGGTTGATCTCAGGGAGTGTCACCTGGAGGTATGTGCGGTAGCACAAGTCACCATTGCGACTGATTGTGCAGGTCACACGGCGGCCGAAATCGGCTTGGCCGGAGAAGGTCTGCTCAATGCTCTCCATGGCAAAGTTTGTGTGGCGTCTGTAAGACACCTTCCAGAAAGTGATCTCCGGGGTTCCAGTAAGGAAAACGTCTTGGGCGCCGTAGGCGACGAGTTGCATAAGTCCACCAGCCATCTTTTTTTATATACAGTCTACAAAGAAAATAATTTTGAGAAATACAAATTAATTCATTTTTTCCTAAATTATTTTTTTGTAGTGGAATGGCGTTTGACTATTCTATACATATATTTTACTGTAAAAACGAAAAATATATATTTTTTGTACTCGAAATATACTACTACAATTTGTATTTTTTGTATTGTTTTTGTGATTTATGGAGCGACTAGGCTCTTTTTATAGTGTTATAAACTAGGAAAAGACGCACTCATTGCTATTCCGCAAGTACCCGCATCATTCGTGCTGTCACTTCGCTCAATCTTCACGTATCCATCGTCGCCCCAGGTGCTGTCCCACGAATTCTTCACCAGCCAATACTTGACCTGTTTTCCAGAAATCGTGTCTTCGCCGTAGCCCACTATGAGCACCCCGTGGTCCAAACTCGTGCCACAACGACTTCCCGTAATCACGCCCCCCGAATACGACTGGAAAATCATCTTGTCCGCCTCGATGGCGATACTCACTGGATTAATAGAGACCGCCTCTTTTAGCGCCACCTGATTGTTCGCAGGCACATCAAAGCATTTCATCGACGAAGTCGAGGGAACCGCCGACTTGCACGACGTCGCAGCACACGTCCCCTCTTTGCCTTGATACGGATAATCCGCCTCGGTACATAGCCCAGTATCCATGACGTAATAAAACGCATTGTCCATTAGTCCGCCATTGCACCCCATGTTTCCATAGGCCGCCGTCTTGGAACAGTCGACCAACTGCTGCTCGGAGAACGATGTCAATGTTCCAGTCGCCTTATGAACGGCGCCCTCGAGCGCACCCGTCGCCGAAAACGACCAGCAACTACCACATTGCCCCTGGTTCTTCACCGGCGTCACCGCTCCACTTGTGCGCCAATCCACTGTTCCACTCACTGAGCCACTACTACCAGAAGAGGTGAAGGTAGAGCACGACTTACCGAACCCCACTCGGGTCGCATTGACACGGCTCTGGACAAAGCTCTTGAATTCGTCCGCCGTCAAATCGGTG